ATTAAAAAGAACAGCGAAGTATTGCCGTGGAAGAAGTTTAATTCTAACATGGCAATATCCGTTGAATATGATTTAGAATACTAATGAAAAGTATATTTGATTTTATTGTTGAGCCCTACGGCCAGCGATATAATAATGAAGTTAAAGTAGGTGACAAAAGCCTTATAATTAACACTCAATCAGAAAGTTTTAAATCAGTAAATAATATAGCTAAAGTTATAGCAGTACCAAAAGCATTTAAAACACCTATTAAAAAAGGTGATTTAATTATGATACATCATAATGTGTTTAGAAGATTTTATGATATAAGAGGTGAAGAAAAAAACAGTAGATCATATTTTAAAGATGGTTTATATTTTGTTCAATTAAATCAAATATATTTATATAAATCTAAAGACAGATGGCAAGCTTTTGGTGATAGATGCTTTATAAGTCCAATTCATAACAATGATGATATAGACGCTAATTTAGAAGAACGCCTTGTTGGTATATTAAAATATGGTAATAGTTCATTAGAAGCGTTAAAAATCAACGAGGGAGACCTTGTGGGTTATTCACCGTTTGGTGAGTTTGATTTTGTAGTTGATGGCAAGCGTCTTTATTGTATGAAATCAAATGATATTGTAATTAAGTATGAACGTCAAGGAAACGAAACAGAATATAATCCTAGCTGGGCACAAAGCGGTTGAGGAACTTATTAAGGTAGCAAAAGAAGCTATAGTTGATTCTGATGATGATATATCAGCTGATAGATTAAAAAATGCTGCTGCAACTAAAAAGTTAGCTATATTTGATGCTTTTGAAATACTTAATCGTATTAAAGAAGAAGAAGATATGTTAAACGAAAAACCAAAAGAAGAAGTTCAAGCTAAAGCTTTTGGAGGTTTTGCAGAAAGAAGATCTAAGTAATGTATAAGCAAACTTTATATAAAGTAATTGATCATATAAAACCACATGTAATAAAAAGATTGAATAAATCTAAAAAGTGGAAATATGGTTATAATAAAGAATATGATGTTATTGTTATATCTAACACAGGTCAAATAGGTGAAGTATACGAAATACAAAATTTAAAAATAGCACTACCAAAAGAGAAAGATGTTAACAAGGATTATGACAAGTGGCAAGTACACGAATATCCTAAAACATTAAAAAAGATTAAAACAATATTCGACTGGAAACAATATCCAGATGATTTCAAAGAAAAATGGTATGCGTATATTGATAGAGAATTTGCTAGGCGCCACGAAGGCTATTGGTTTACTAATAAAGGTAAAGCTACTTATATTACTGGTACTCATTACATGTACCTGCAGTGGTCCAAGATTGATGTTGGGCAAGCAGATTTTAGGGAAGCAAACAGATTATTCTATATATTCTGGGAAGCTTGTAAAGCAGATACAAGATGTTACGGAATGTGCTACCTCAAAAACAGACGGTCTGGTTTTTCATTCATGGCATCCGGCGAAACTGTCAACCTTGCCACTATCTCTAGTGATGCTAGATACGGCGTCTTATCAAAGTCTGGGGCTGATGCAAAGAAAATGTTTACCGATAAAATCGTACCAATTTCAGTCAACTACCCTTTCTTCTTCAAGCCGATTCAAGACGGTATGGATAGGCCAAAAACAGAACTTGCATACAGAGTTCCTGCTAGCAGATTTACAAGACGTAAACTAGACAATAATGAACAACTAGAAGAATTAGAAGGATTAGATACAACTATTGACTGGAAAAATACAGGAGACAATAGTTATGATGGTGAAAAATTAAAATTACTTGTACATGATGAATCTGGTAAGTGGGAAAAACCTGATAATATATTAAACAACTGGAGGGTTACAAAAACTTGTTTACGATTAGGTTCTAGAATTATAGGTAAATGTATGATGGGATCAACGTCAAATGCTTTAGATAAAGGAGGTAGAAATTATAAAAAATTGTATGATGACTCAGACGTTACCAGAAGAAACCGCAACGGGCAGACTAGCTCGGGATTATATAGCCTGTTCATTCCTATGGAGTGGAATTACGAAGGATACATTGATTCTTATGGATTACCTGTCTTTGAGACACCGGAAAAACCTAAAAAAGGGCCAGATGGTTTCCCCATTGAAATCGGTGTTATCGAACACTGGGAAAATGAAGTAGATGGCCTTAAGAATGATCCTGATGCACTTAATGAATTATATAGACAGTTTCCACGTACAGAGAAACATGCTTTCAGAGATGAAACAAAACAATCATTGTTTAATCTTACAAAAATCTATGAACAAATAGATTATAATGAAGATTTAAAACACTCTAATGTTGTTACACAGGGTAATTTTATGTGGGAAGGTGGGATTAAAGATACAAGCGTTCAATTTGTTCCCAGTAAACAAGGTAGGTTTATAGTATCTTGGGTTCCAGATGTTCAACAACAAAATAGATTTATTATTAAAAATGGTATGAAGTATCCTGCTAATGAACATATGGGTGCTTTTGGTTGTGATAGTTATGATATATCAGGAACTGTAGATGGTAGAGGATCTAAAGGTGCGTTGCACGGTTTAACTAAGTTTACTATGGATACTTGTCCACCTAACTTATTTTTTTTAGAATATATAGCTAGACCACAAACTGCTGAAACATTTTTTGAAGATGTGCTTATGGCTTTGCATTTTTATGGTATGCCTATATTAGCAGAGAATAATAAACCTAGGTTATTATATCATTTAAAAAGAAGAGGTTATAGAGGTTACTCTATGAACAGACCAGACAAAACAGCATATAAATTATCTGTAACGGAAAAAGAAATAGGTGGTATACCTAATTCAAGTGAAGATGTTAAACAAGCTCACGCTGCAGCTATTGAATCCTATATTGAAATGTTTGTAGGATATAATAATGAACAATACGGAACAATGTATTTTCAAAGAACATTAGAAGACTGGGCTGCGTTTGATATAAACAAAAGAACAAAACATGATGCATCAATAAGCTCTGGCTTGGCTATCATGGCTTGTAATAAAAATAAATATAGACCTATACCTGAACATATAAAAGAAAAAGTAAGTTTAAATTTTTCTAAATATGATAACAAAGGTTTTAAATCAAAAATAATTAATTAGATGATTAATACGAGTACTAATAGTTCCTTTCCTAGTCAGGTGGTACCTGTCGCGGAAAAGCTTAGTTTAGAGTATGGTCTGCAAGTAGGGCAAGCCATTGAATATGAATGGTTTAGAGGTGGTAGAGTTAACGGAACAAGATGGCAGAAAGGATTTCAAAACTTTAATAGATTAAGATTATATGCTAGAGGTGAACAACCTGTACAGAAATATAAAGATGAATTATCTATTAATGGTGATTTATCTTATTTAAATTTAGACTGGAAGCCAGTACCTATAATACCTAAATTTGTAGATATAGTTGTAAATGGTATTTCTTCTAAAAAATATGATATAAAAGCTTACGCTCAAGATCCTTTTTCACAAAAAGAAAGAACTAATTACGCGTCATCAATTTTAAGAGACATGTTATCTAAACCTTTGTTAGATAATATACAGCAAAGTTTAGGTGTAGATGTTTACAATGTAGTTGATCCTGCAAATTTACCTCAATCAAAGGAAGAGCTTGAAGTACATATGCAATTAAACTATAAACAGTCTGTAGAAATAGCTGAAGAAGAAGTTATTAATAATGTTTTAGATTTTAATAAATACGAATTAATTAATAAAAGAGTTGTAGAAGATATAGTTACTGTTGGTATTGGAGCTGTAAAAACTAGTTTTAACAAAGCTGAAGGTGTTACAATAGATTATGTTAATCCTTCTAATTTAGTTTATTCATATACTAACGATCCTAATTTTCAGGATTTATATTATGTAGGTGAAATAAAATCTATAACACTACCTGAATTAAAAAAAGAATTTCCTAATTTAACTAACGAAGAGCTTAAAAAAATACAAAAGTATCCTGGTAGAGAAGGTTATATGCGTAACCGTAATAACGATGATGATTTAGTTCAAGTAATGTATTTTGAATACAAATCTTATATAGATCAAGTTTTTAAAGTTAAAAACACTGATAATGGTTTAGAAAAAGTATTAGAAAAACCTGACACATTTAACCCACCAGAAAGTGATAACTTTGATAGAGTGTCTAGAACAATAGAAGTATTGTTTACTGGTGCTAAAGTTATGGGTGTGGAACAAATGCTTAAATGGGAAATGTCAGAAAACATGACAAGACCTAAAAGTGATTTAACTAAAGTTAATATGAACTACAACATCGTAGCGCCTCATATGTATCAAGGTCGTATAGATTCGCTTGTAGGGCGTATAACAGGTTTTGCTGATATGATACAGCTTACATCGCTTAAGCTACAACAGGTGATTGCTAGAATGGTTCCAGATGGTGTCTTTGTAGATGTTGACGGTTTAGCAGAAGTTGATTTAGGTAATGGTACTAATTATAATCCGCAGGAAGCATTAAATATGTATTTCC